CGCCGGGGAACACCTGGTTAAAGATTACACTCGCAGAGGCTGTTTTGATCATGTTATCATTCGCCCTAGTGCTGTTTACGGCCCGCTTGATGTGGAAGATAGAGTTATTGCGAAATTCATGCTCACTGCAATGCGCGGTGGAGTGCTCAAGGTTAATGGAGCAACAGAGACCCTTGACTTCACCTATGTTGAAGACGCAGCCGAAGGAATCGTCAGAGCAAGCTTAAGTGAAAACACTAATAACAAAACTTACAATATAACAAAATCACATAGCCGTAGTTTACTGTATGCTGCTGAATTGGCAGTTAAAATTGCAGGTAAAGGAACGATTGAAGTTCAGGATAAAGATGTTGATTTTCCAAGTCGCGGAGCATTGAACATTGATAGTGCCCGCAAAGATTTTGATTATGATCCTAAGGTTGATGTAGAAGAAGGATTTCAACTATACTATGACTGGCTTAACAATAGCCCATTTTGGTCTTCAAAGACAAAGCAAGCAACTGAGGGATGAATTACTAGATGCAACTGATCAGGTATTACAATCTGGTCAGTTCCTAGACGGGCCTTTTACTAGACAATTTGAGAATTGGCTTAGGTTTAAGACCGGCAGTGATTACGCCATTACCGTGCATAGTGGCACACAAGCGTTAGAAATTATTGCTGAATATATTAAAATTAAGCACTTATATTTTGGCAATTTTGAACCTCCAGTGGTCTTACCAAATATAAGCTATCCGGCTACATTAAATGCCTTTGTCAGTAAGGATATTAATATAGAACTAAGAGATACTGACAAATACGGCATTCTATCAGAGAAATCCATGACAGTAGCGGAAACATATTGCTTAGTTGGTTTGTATGGTAGAAGTCCATGGCATGATTTAGAATTTACAGACGGTAAAAACATTATTGTTGATGGTGCGCAGCATTGGTTAGTGGCGGATGGCAATATTGGTTTAGCTATGTCTATAAGTTTTGACCCAACTAAAAATTTGCCTAGCACTGGTAATGGAGGGGCTATCGTCACTAACGATCAAGATTTTTATAATTACGCCGTAAAACAAAGAAATAATGGCAAACCTAATTTTGATTTTGCTGGAAGTAACACAAAAATGAGTGAGCAAGATTGTGCTCAAATACTAGTTAGAACCAAATATTTAGATAGCTGGCAACACCGTAGAGAACAAATACGACAATTTTATGTTAATGAATTGAGTAATTATGTTAAGTGTTTAAGTGATGATTTTGATATTCCGCATAGCAATCAAAAGTTTGTTATTTACACTCCTGAGCATAGAAACAGTTTGCATACGCATTTATTAGTCTCTGGTATAGACAGCAAAATACATTATGATTATACCCTAGCAGAACTAGAAATTGCATCTAACATTAAAATAAAACCCAACATGTTAAGCACTAGTTTTATGCTTATGCGCGGTGTACTAAGTTTACCAATTTATCCTGAATTGACGGACAATGAAGTAGAATACATTGTTAATAAGGTAAAAGAGTTTTATAAACACGCATAAATAAGGATATGTTTATACTTTCTGTTTTACCTGAATTCATAATACACTTAATTTTTGCTATAGGCATATTGGGACTAATCGCTGGTTTCGTACTAGGATTTGTTCCCTTGATCGGTAAATACAAATTACCAGTTCAGATTATTAGTATTTTAGTTTTTTCATTAGGGCTTTACCTTGAAGGGGGACTGGCTGACTACAAAGAATGGGAACTAAAAGTCAAAGAAATGGAAGCCAAAGTTGCAAAGGCTGAGGCTGAATCTGCAAGACTAAACACAGAACTGCAAGCGTCAGTTGCAGACAAGGGGAAAGTAATCAAAGAAAAGGGCGAGACTATCATCAAGTATGTTGATAGATATAAAGACCGTACTGTCCTTCAAACAGTTGAGGGTCCTGAAAGAGTTCGCGTTGAAGAAGTTATCAAGTATGTAGAAAACTGTCCCGTGCCTAAAGAGTTGTTAGACATACATAATAACGCAGCAAAATTGAATAAAGGGGATAAGAAATGAAGTTACTAATTCTTATTCCTGTTTTTCTATTATCCGGCTGTGCAGTGTTTAAAACAACAGTTCCAGTGACACAGAAGTTTCCCGATTCAGTACCTGAGTTAATGAAAAAATGTGAAGATTTAAAAACTGTTGAAGGAACTTCAGTTCCTATTACTGATATGCTAAAAGTAATTGTTGAGAACTATTCATTGTATTACCAATGTTCTAATAAAGTAGATGGTTGGCAAGAGTGGTATAATGAACAGAAAAAGATTTTTGACAGCGTAAAATAGTCGTATATTAAGGAATACTATGAAAAATTTAATTATTTTATCTATGGCCTCATTGTTTTCAGTTGGTTGTGCTACAAACCACAACCAATTGTATTATGACGCAGCTAAAGCAATTAGCAAAGATAACACTATGAGCCAAACTGCATGTTGGTCAGCTATTAGCGAAATTGCAAAAAATGCAGACAATAGTGCTAAAGTTGGAGCCATAAGTCTAGCAGAAAAGTGTAAAAATAGCCCAATGGCTATTGAAGCCCCTAAGCGAAACATATTTGGATTCTGATAAATACATTATCAATTTGGATTTTTAATATGTCAGCACAAGAAGTTATTTTAGTTGGTACATTACCCAATGACGGTACAGGTGACCCGTTACGAGTTGCCTTCCAGAAAATCAACAACAATTTTAGTAACTTATTTGCTACGACAATAACTACATCAAATGCATATTCCATAGGAAATATTGCAGGCCAAGTGATTTTTGAAACCCCTGCAAATGCATTTAGTCAGGGTATATTCAATATTCGCAGTAATGATCCTGGAACAGTTGACTCTCAAAACATTACACTAAAAGCTAGCATCAATAATGCTAACACCAATGTCAAGTGGACAGGATATGCAACAACATTTGATGGTACTCCTATTACTAGTTATGACATGGACATAGTAGGTGGGAATGTTAGAATTCTTGTTAATCCATTGCGTGACGCGGTATTGTTTCATTTTATATCTAGTGAAGTAACATTTGTTGGTATACCTGAACCGGGTTTATTAATTCAACTAGACGGGTACGCTCCCAATAATGTTATGTCTACTGAAAATCTGGTAGACATTGCTACAGAGAATGTCTAATGAGAGCTAGAGAATTTGTCACCGAATCAACGGGTAGCATTTTACCTGAGGTTCAAAGAACCTTACCTGCTGCTTGGGTTATCAGTTCGTTGCAAAATAATGACTTTTATAAACAATATAGATTTGGGGTCGCACTAGCAGGTGCTAAAGGTGCTGAACAACGCAAAAAAGATAGTGTACCTGAATATGCAACTACAACCGTTTGGGGAGAAAATGAAGTAGTTGTATCATACGCAGGAGTTGATTCTTTAGAAAAATATTTACATGATGCTCTTAGACAAATGAACATCCCCATTGGCGATGCAAAATTAGTAACTACTGAAAAGAGCGAAGAACCAGTAGGCACTGGTATCAAAAGTACATTAAAACCTTTTAGTGGATATAAAAGAAAATGAGAGCCCAAGAATTTATAACTATTTCTGAGTCCAAAAAAACAGGGCATCTAAAAAAGTACCAAAGATATGCTACTAAAGGTCTGCATAAGTTCCGTGACGAAACATTAGCAGATAGATTATATGAATTAAACCGTATCATGATGGCTGCAGCCGCTACAGATGGTACATTCGTGCCAGACATGGATCATGAAAGTTGGGCCGGCAGATATGACATAGCAGCTCCATATACTGTTGAAGAAAACAACATGTTAAAAATGGCATACGCTGCGAATGGAACAGAATTTAAAGACTTGAATAATGGGGACTTAAGAAGTCAAGAACACCCCACAACTAATAAAACTAGTACATTAAAACCATTTAAGGGCTATAAGAAAAAATAATTGTGTGCTTGTGTTGAATAAGTAGATTCATAAAATAGGATTTTTAATGAAGAACTTAATTGACATAAACACGACTTTGGACCTTATCAAATTAAAGTTTTATAATGAATGGTTGTACACCGCTCACATTTACGATGAAGGTGACAGTCAATTTCACAAAGATTTAACTACTCAAGTAGTTCAAACTTACATAGACCCTCTGAATTTACCTAAAGATTCTAAAATCTTAGATTTAGGTTGTGGTCCGGGTTATTTCTTAGATGAAATGAAAAGTCGTGGATATACCGATCTTACCGGAGTCACACTAAGTCCCGGTGATATTGAATTATGCCAAAGTAAGGGTCATACTGTTAAGACCTATGACTTAAGTTTTATTCCTCAAAAAGACGGATATTATGATGAGTCCGTGGACTTTATTTTCTTGCGTCATGCATTAGAACATAGCCCATATCCTATTTTTAGCTTGATGGAATACAACCGTATTCTTAAACAAGGTGGCAAGATTTATATTGAAGTTCCCCAGCCCGATTGTGATAGAAAGCATGAGTTCAACTTAAATCATTACAGCATATTAGGATCTACGCAATTAGCAGCATTGTTGCAGCGCACCGGGTTTGATATTAATCAGTTTAATAATTTAGAATTTGATTTAAATATGCAGGGTCAAGACGGTCAACCCGTTCCTGTCAAAGAACAATACTTCTGTATTGTTGCTACTAAAGCAAGACCATTAGATATTAAATAAACGATAAATACTCTCATAACAAGGTGAGAGTTAAATGGAACCAAATCCCAGCAATGTAAGTCCCTGGTACTTACGAAACATCAACCAGGCACTAGCCTTAGATGAAGCCTCAGGTAATGTGTATGTTAGAACCGGGTTTACTGGCAATATTGTTATTGATGGGAACGTCAATATTCCTGGGAATGTTGACGCACATGTTTCACAAATTGGAACAAGTGGTGAATTAACAGTTCCTTGGATGCCGGTCAGTATAGACGGTAACAGTGCAGTCACAATCACAAGTGGTAATATCACAGTTGCTCAGGGTACAAGTCCTTGGGTAGTATCAGGTAATGTAAACGCTAGTGTCACTGGCGGCAATATAAATGCCGCTGTAACAGGAACAGTAGCAGTTAGTTCAATTACGGGTAATATTGCAGGTATTACAGCAAATGTTACCGTAGTAGATGGCGGTGGTAGCCTAACAGTTGACGGTAATGTAGGTGTTACAGGTAATGTAAACATAGGCACAATGCCAAATGTCAATGCTACTATTACAGGTGGTAATGTCACCGTGTCCGGTAATGTAGGCGTAACTAGTTTAGGTAATGTAGTTCTTACAGGCAATACGCTCCCCATAAGTGGTAATGTTGGTATCACGGGTACTGCTAATGTTATACTAGCAGACGATGCCAGTG